GCTTGTCACTTTCGAATACATATCTTACAGCACGGCTAGTTACTGTATATTTTTCACCATCGGTTTCAAATAAGAAAATCCAACTAGCATCTTGATTTGTGCCTGTAGCATCGCCAGTTTTTCCAGTATCAAACGCACTTGTTGTATCAAGGTTACTGTTTGTAATAACTTTCCAGTTGGTTGTTTCAACATCATATCGTAATCCAAATGTTTTAAATGCAAATACTTGATCAACCATTTGTGATAATGTATCATTTACAATAGTATTATTTAATACTGGAATGATCTCGGAAAGTTTACTGGTGCTCGGAACTTCATCATTTAGTATAATCGGACCTAATGTGCTATCAATATCGCCTACTGTTCCATTTTCATACACACTTATAATTTTAGTCCAAATATATTCTTTATCACCTAACGCAGATACTTCTCCTAATACCAGTTTGTTGTTTTTATCGTAATGATATCCTGCTGGAGGAGTAAACTTAACTAAACTTCCAGCAGAAACAAACTTCATTGTTGTTGCTGTAAAACTAGATACTGCAACTGGTATAGAAAACTGATCTTGAAATAGTCCGCTACTTTGATTTGTTTCATTTGTTGTAGCATTCCATGTATAGTTTAAATCAGCAATACTTGTGTTTCTACTAAAGTTTTTATAATAAAAGTTTTTAGTTTGTGTATTTTTTATTATTTCTAATACCTTATTATTAATAACTGCTTCAATATCTGTTTTTGAAACAAAGTTAAAGCTAAACTTATTTGTTAAATCTTCTGTAAAAATACTTCCGTCATCGCCAAACATTAATGTATTGCTATATTTTCCAGTTGCATCTCTTAGATCATAGTATCTACTAATGCCACTACTGGTTCTATTAATACTTTTTGTTTTAATAATCTGCTGACTTACTCCTAAAGGTCCAATATTATAATCTTCACCAGTAATCAAACGATTTTGTGTATAATATGTACTAGGTGCGTTTGTTTGAATGCTTTCATTAGTTTCTGATTGGTCAGCATTTGAAACAACCGACTGTAGTTCTAGTACAAGATTAAGTGTTTCTGCTGAATTATTTTTACTAATATAAGGAACTTGTATTTGTATTCCTGTCAAATCGGCTGGATTTATAGTAAACTGTGCATTTGCTGATGTTCTGTAGTAAACTTTAAAATCACCTTTTGGTAATGTTCCAAAAGTACCATCACTGAACACTAAACTTATTCTATCACTAACACGACTTAGAACACTGTACAAATCGCGAACACCTTTGGTAACACTGTTGTAAACAATGTTGTTACCTTCTGTGCTTTCAACTTTTTGCCACAACGATTCTTCGTTGCCGTTGCTGTCTAACTTGTAAAGCCATACATCATTGTTGTTGATATTATCACTATCAATATTTACAGTTGTGTTTGGAACAGGATTCATTACAGAAAATGTATTTTCTTGTAAACTGCCCTGTCTAAAGTGCATAAAGAATCCACTGTTTGAGCTACCTGCGCCTTGGCCATTGTCTCTATATAAAAACGCTAGTTTGTTTCCAGGAAATGGTTCTTCCTCATATATTGTTGTAGTATCTGTATCTATGTTAGTACTAACAATTTCAAACTTGCGAGAGGCATCATCTATACTTTTTGTAAAACTGTATATAGGCAAACCTGTGTTGTTTGCACTGAATCGATATTGTTCTGTTGTTACACCATTTACAATAGCTTTTTTAATAGGACGGCCAAATGTAGAGTTTGCTGGCAACGCTGCATTTATAATCTTAATAAACTGTTCGTACCAATCTGAGTTAGTAGGATCGTTCCAAATAATACTTTGATTGGATAGGTTGTTGTTGTTAGCATCAATCACATCTTCAGTGGTACTAACACTTTCAATTTTTAACAACCCATTTGCCGGAATGTTTCTATTTGCATTATAACTAATAAGTCTTGCCAAGCGGAGAATACTTTCTCTACGGTCAGCAGTTTCAATAAAGTTTTCTCTAGCATTTAGGTCAGTACGGAAAGCAAGGTTTTGTCCTAAGAATGCAATAAGATCAATAAGTGCAAGGTATTCACTAGATTCAATATAATCGTTGAAATCTTCTGGATAGTTTTCACGGATATATGTGATCATAGTTCTGCGTAGATTATCAAAGTCGTAACTTTGAAAGTCTGCGTATCTAAAACTTTGATATATTGTTTTCCAGTCTTCTGCTAATAGAAGTCTATTTTGCCTATCTGTCGTTGACATTCGCGGTTCCTCACTTTATAGTATATTTACCTGAAGTAAAAAACTGCGTACTTTAAATTAATCCGTTGTCTTGATCAAATTTTATACGCATACTTTCGCTGATACTATAAGGAATATAAGTCAGCGAACAATCAATTTGTATGCCACTTTCGTAAGTGTCAACGATTACACTATCAACATTAACTCTTGGATCATAGTTAATTATTTCTGTTACATCTTCAATAATAAGTTGTTTTAGGTCATCAGTAAATGGTTCAAACAACACATCCCAAACAATAGTTCCAAACTCTGGATTTTCAAGTTTTTCACCTTGACGAATATGAAAATGATTTATAATATCTTGTTTGATTAAACCAATATCATATAAGTTGAACCCTTTGGGATTAGCTACTGTACTAACTCCTCTGTATTGTTTGGAAACCACAGGAGGATTATCAATATCATTTGATACTGTTATATTTTTGTATAAAGGTTTTTCATTTGTAGCCATAACGTATTTATCCTGCTGTCATATAGTTAAACGCAGCCTGGCTTTCGGCGGGTAGTTTTAGAAGTTCGGCTTGCCTATTACTAGGATTTAGCTCTACTATTCTATCAAAATCATATGAACCTATTTTAAATATTTGGCCATTTACTACAATACCCAATATTGTATCTTCTTTTGCTTTTTCCTCAATGCTTATTCCAAATCCGTTTTTCTTTTTAACAAGTTTAGTTCCAAACTTTTTAGCACATCTTTTACAAGCAGTTGCCATATTTGCAAATGTAGGATCGTTTGTTGTTTTAAATGTTTTCTTATCTATTTGCTTGGCTAGATTTGCCATATTATTAAGCTGCCCTACTGGGTTATCATTGAATATAATGTCGTTGGCTATTTGCTTGCCTGCTTTGCTGGTAATTTTTGGCTTGTTGAAGATTTTTCCAACTAGATTTGCTCCTACATTGGCAGCGGCGCCGCCTAATACTTTTTGTAAATCAGTTGGTAAACCGTTTAGTGCTCCTGAAAGATTTTTTGTAAAATCTCCAACACCACGACTAAACTGATCAAACACTGGACCTACACCTGGTATGCCTGAAATAGCTGCTCCTAAACCGCTTGCTAGTTTTCCAGCCATATCTCCTAATGCTCCGGATACTGCACCAAGTGCATTTCCTATTGCTCCATCAATGGCGCCTAATGCACTTCCTAATGCACCAGATAATCCTGTGCTCGATAACAAGTCTCCCATAACACTAGGAAGTTTTCCTAATATACCACCAAGGAAAGATCCTGCTATGCTACTTAATCCGCCTTGCAAGCCTTGTAAAAAACTATCTTTTATATAATCAACTGTGTTACTAGTTGCATCCTGTATTTCTGTTCTAACTTTTGCTGGATTGTCTGCATTTGTTCCGCCTGCATAAGTGTCAACTACTATTTCATCTTCTTCTCCTGGTGCTGCATTTCCAGTACGCTGTGCAGCAGTTGCAGGTGTATTTCCAGCAGCAAGAGTAGCAGGACTAACAAATCCTAAGTTTTCAACAAAGGCAGCTGGGTTTGAAATACCTTGTAATGCGCCTGCTGCGCCAGCTAGTTGTCCTGATATTGACCCAAATACTGCCCCTGCTGCACCTTGCAACGCACCTTCGATATTACCAGATTGTATGCCGCCGGCTATTCCGCCAACAAGTGCTACTGTGGGCAAAGGTGCATTAGCTAATGCTTGATTTATTCCTTGTACGCCTCGTGATATTGATTCCCTAATAACTGGGTCAGTCAACTGCGAGTTGTTTATTGCAAATGCTGCCATAGTGCCCTCCTAGTAGTATTTATTCCTCTTTTCCTAGCTCGTTCATTGGTGTTCTATCGGTGTGTACCGGACGTTCATCCATATG